AAAGTATTTCTTTATTATTCTAATGTATTAATCGCTTTCAGCTTCATTTGCATTCGGTAAAACCTCACCTTGTACCAAAATATCTCTAAATTCTTCTCTATCTATAACTTGCTGATCAAACAAGGAAGTTAAAGCAGTTATATCTTGTCCAATTAGCCTATCAATATCAAAATCACGACTAATTTTAATTTCTGGTGGCTCTAAACCTAAATAATCAGCCGATAAATTAAACGCTTTTTGCACTTTTTGCTCTAAATCTAAAGAAACCATCGAAAGCATTGAATTTGTATCTACACGGTCTAAACGTCTTGCATCTGCTGATTCTGCAACAAATTTTTGCTGTGAAAGCGTACTAATTCCTAAAGTTGCCATTTGCAACTGTAATTCTTGTATTTCTGCTGCCTGAGCTTCAAATGCACTAGCGGCTGGCTCTACATAATAAATTTTATTTCCTGGTTGAGTTGCCATTGCATAGTTAACACTAATCGCCATATCCTTTGTTTGATCATCCCATCCCTCCATTACCAATAATGGCTGTGAAGCAACGTGCAAACTATGAATCAAGTCAGCTTGACGTTGAAAATGAGCCAAATTTAAATAAGCAATATCTAACAACGGTGGTTTACTTGTCATCGTGTCTGTTTTTCCTGCATAAACAGTTACTAACGGTATTTCACCTAACGAAAACTCACCTGATTCGACCAATTCGTAATCTTTTTCATTAGCAGGAGAGTCAAAATTACCTGCAAAACTTTCATCTTGCGTATACATATCTTTTGTTGTCTCTTTTTTCCTGAAAATCTTGTATTGACCTGGCTCAATCACTCTAATTTGATCAAAAACCTTCTCTCCAAAGTCTCCTTCAGGTACAACAGCCTGTTCTGCAATTCTTACCTGTATTAATTTTCCATAATTAACCTCTCTATCTAGTCTCCAGCCATAAATATTTGCTGGATCAACCTCAATCCAATAAGGTCTACGGTTTTGATTCCTTTCTTCTGCAAGACTTCTTGCTCCCGTTGGGGCAGGAAAATCAACAAGAGTATTGCTATGACCATAAGTCAACGCACAAATTAATAATCTTCTTGCATATTCATCTAAATCTGATCCACAACCGTCAACATCTTTAACAAATACATCAGTCCAATAAGGATCACCTAAAACAGTAATTGGTTTACGAAGAATTAAACCTGTTGCAGCTCTAACTAATCGTTGCGTATAAGGAGAAAAGACAGAACGGTTAACTCTTGATAAATATGCGTCATAATCTTCCCTCGGCTCTAATGGTAAAAACGCTTCAGAATTATCTCGTAAATATTCCGTTCCATAAGTAACAGCTTTCATTATTTCCCACGATTTCGTCATGTCTAAAACTGCTCTAGTCTTAGAAAATGGATTATCACCCCCACCTAAATAGGTCTGGCTAACAACATTTGTACGAATTGCCCCAGGGACTGAGTATGTCATCTAACCTTGATACCGTTTAACATTACTAACAGTCTAAATGACTCAATAGATCCTGTAACCTGTCTGTCCAAGGGTTTCTGGTTTGGCTAAATTAAATTGTTGTAAACATAAGTACCCGAAAGCATCAAAAGCATGATCAACACCAAGATTTTTATTCGGTAAACCTGTATTTGGCGCATAAGTTAACGTCCTTAACGATTTAATTAATTCCTTACAACGAGGATGAATAAATGTCCTCCTAACACTATTCGCATCATATAAAGCAGTATTAACAGCAGTAATTTTATCTCTAATCTTCCAAGGTGCTCTGGGACTTGAAACATTAAATCCACTCCTTCTCAAAATGCTGTGATCTGTTGCACCAACACCTGAAGTTTTCCTAGCACCACCCGTAGGGTCAGGACAAGCAACAATTCTTCGATCTACTCCATACCTCCTCGTCACTTCTTCCGCAAAATCCCATGTCGTCGCCCCTCCCGTCATAATTATTTCATCAAAGACATATAGTGTGTCGTCTTTTTTAACAGCACAAATGCCAGACATCGGATCTACGTTAAAGTCAACTCCCAATAACAGAGGCATCACATTTATATCCTCCGCAACTGTCGAAATATTGTCATCTCCAAAACTAATAGCCACCAATCCACTTAAATTCTCAAAACTTGCTTCAAATTCCTGCCTAAATGTTCTCCCATCTAACTGCGCCCTAGCTGCCTCAACTTCATCTTCTGGTACATTACCCCCCTCAATTGTCGTATAACACCACCTCTTCCACTCATTCGTAGGATCTTCTTTGCAATAACACCACAAATCATAAAACCAACTAGCTGTCCCATCAGGTGTACTAATAAATAACGCCCATCCCTGTTTATCAGCTAAAGCAGGCCGTATTACCTCAAACCATACCTCTGCATCCATAAATGCAGCCTCATCTAACACAACCCCAGATAAACTCCTTCCCCTCAATGCCATCGCATTCTCAGTCCCCTTTAATTCAATAGTCGATCCATTTATCAATTCCAACCTTAAATCAGTCTCATTCTTACTCTCAATCCATACCTTCGGAACCAATTTCTTCAATGCCTTCCACGCAATATCCTTCGCCATCCGATATGTAGGCGCACAATAAAAAAATGTTTCCCCTGGCCGATCAATTGCTCCCTTCAATAACTCAATACAACTTAAATAACTCTTCCCAAATCTCCTCCCAGCAACTAACACCCTAAACCTTCTCTCATCATTAAACACCTGCCCCTGTGCCCACCTCAAATTAATATCTAACCCCGATTGTGCGGTTTTAACTGCCATAACCTATTATCCTATACATAGTCATTAGATTCGTAATCGTGGCAAAGCCTAAAGACCCTGACCAGATAATACTTAAAAGACAACAACAACTCTATCGCAGACAAACTGAAGGTCTACCCGCTAGAGCACTTGTCGTCGATCATGCTAAAACTTACGGCATTTCCGAACGCTCCGCTTGGGATGATTGGAAACAAGTCAAAATTTGGAATGATGAAGATTGGTCCAAAGATAGAGAAAATATGATCTCTCGTATTCAAACAATGCGTCTTCGTGCCATCGACAAGGCAATGAAAAAAGGTCAACTCCAAACAGTCCAAACTCTCCTCGCAGACTTAGGCAAAGTTGTAGGCGAAGCTGAAGAAGTTATCAACATTAAAGCTCCTGAACTCTCCATTAAAGTAGAAAATAAAAAATCTTAGTTTCGAGAATATATTTAGGTTCCCCCGACGATGAAGGCCCGCCAAAAAATTCTGAACCCCTCCCCTCCCAAAAAAAAATAAAAAAATAATTTACTAAAAAATAATTGACCATGCTGCGGCCTCCTAGCAAGCGTGAAATTTTCTAGCGTATAAATTAATAACCTTCAGCAATTGGCAGCCTTACAGCCTCGCAGCCTCACAATCTGGGAGAATAGGAAAGAGATTTAAGAAAATAACCATTTTGGGAGAGCTGCAGCCGAATCAACCGGAAAAAGACCCTAAAAATAAAATTGTTAAGTTTTATCAATAATATTCTTATTAACCTATTAGATCAAAGAGATCTAGTTAATATGGACATAAGACAACTTCCAGTCTTTAACAAGTGAAGTGGTTTTAAAGAAGGTTTAACCAGCTAACAACGCTGCACCACATAAAAACCTTCACTCAACCAAACTAAACCAAAACAAACAAATGGCACGATTCAACAAAATCAACCCACTTACAAAAAAGGTTTATAAGCTTCAGGAACTTCACGATTTATATTCTGCTAGTCAGAAAAAAGTCGAAGCATTTGAAGCAACAACTAGTCTTAAGTATTCTTGGAATACAATCTGCAAACAAGCAACATCATTAATTATTGCTAGAGCTAAAGCAGACACTAAGACAATCACAAAAGAAATTTCACAAGAATTTCAAAACGCATTTGTGACAACAAAAACAGTTTATTCAAAACCTAGTTTTGAGATAACTGCTAAATAAAAAAATCATCAGATAGAGGATTTAATTATTCTCTATCTTTTTTTACTATCCTCAATTTTCTTTTAAAAAATGTTTGTTAATGATGATCTATCCAAACTTAGTCTCGTTCAACTGGTAGGAGAGATGAAAACTTTAAAAAACAATTTAGACGTTATTATAAAAAGATTTGAGGACGTATCACGTCAGGTCAGTTTTAAGATTGAGATAGCAGAAAACAGACTCATTGAAAATGAACTTCAGAATGAGTTAATTAATCAACCAACTTCCAAAGTAGAGAATTAATTTCTCTACTTTTTTATTCAAATTATTTTTTTTAAAAAATGACACTAACCAAAAAAGAAGCTCTAAAGCAATTTAGACAATTCTATAGAGTCAGTAAAACCGACTCAATAGCTAATAGAGAAGCTTTCCATAATTTTACAGATTCACTTTGTAAAGGTGGAGAAATCACACCTAAGCAATATGAGAATTGGAATAATCCTTATTAACCATGCTGCAAAAAATCAAAATCGTTAATTATGACGAATTAAAAAAAGATGATCCTTTATTCATTAAAGCAAAAAAGGAAATTAAACAACTATTAAACAAACACAACCAAAAAAAACTATTGAAGTAATTCTTTTTGATCATGAAAAATTTAAAAGATCTTTACCCAGAATTCACCGATTATGTTTATTCATTTTACGGTGAAGGGGGTCTTTATGATATGGGCGCAACTAAACAACAAATTATTAGGGCTACTTATTCAAGATTAAATAGTCTTGATCATGTAAAACTTACATTTGATCAAGACACAGTTGATAGAGAAATAGTAAGAGATATTTTAATTAAAAAATTCGGGTTAATTTTCCCTTAATCCATTAAACCAATCAAACCAATTTAAACCAATTATGAAACTCCCAACAGATAACACTCCTATAACACTTTATGAAACTCCCAACAGACCTACCTTTTACGATTCAAAAGAGGGAACAGTTAACACGGTTTGCCTTTGTGATTCTTTTGAAAATTTAAAGGATGAAACTAGAGTTGCATGGGTTAAAGAGAATAAAAAAGAGTATCAGGAGAAACATCCTGAATTAGAGCTTATGAGCTTTGGGAAAGCGTTAGAGCTAGCACAGAAAGCAGATAGAAAGAAATACAAAGCGGGGATAGTAAAAGAGATTACTGAGGATATATTTGATGAGATGTTAAACATCTTGCCTCCTAGTGCTTGGGTATGTCATTCAACTAATGAGAGTTTTAGAATTTGTGAAGATTTAACTGGAGAATTATCTAATTTTTATATAAGGGTATTTGATGGAGAATTTCCAAACCATAAAGAAAGATTTTTCACTGTGGTTATGCCTAAATTCACTAAACACAATCAATTAATTTCTATTGCAACTAAACAGTATGAACTGAAGGTGAAGTGATGGAATTTGACCGTTTCGATGTACTAAAAACCAATTATTAAACCAATGGCAAACCACGCACAAAAACTTCAATCTAATTCTGAAGAGATCAAAGCCTTATTAGATGAAAATAAGGATAAAACAAAACAAGAAGTGAAACTTCTATTGATGAAAACTTTTAAATGTTCAGATAAAACAGCAGGTCGATATTATGACCGTTTTACAGTTGCAGAGTATCCAATCTTAGAACTAAGCGATAACAAGAAAGAATTAAATACAAAGATCACAAGAGCATTAATAGGCATTGTGGACGACGTAAACACGCTAAGTAGTGAAACTACAGAAGAGATAAAAGAACAATTGGAGCTGCTAGATATTGCAGCAAAAGTCACAAATAACATTAAAACTTATTGACTGTCCGCTGGACAGTCCGCAGTCAAAAGGTAGGTGTTCATTCACCTACTTTTTTATTGCTTTCTATTGACGTTCTCTACTTTATTAGTTTACAATTCTATTAAGTCCAACAGGACTAAACCAACCCAAACAAAAACGAGGTTTTAAACCATGTCTAATCAATTTTCTGAGGAATATTACGAGAGACTTAAAGAAGAATTTGCAGATGACAATATTGATTTAGAAATAGATTCAATACAGTTTCAAGAACAATTCAAAGAGCATTTACAAGATCTTGAATATTGGAATAATCATCCTTCATTAAGTGCTTATCAAAGAAATCCATCATTAGCTGGTTAATTATATAACTTTTACCCATACCAAACTAAATC